TTATACTCGTTCGTTCAGCCTTGGCCGCCCTTGTCTCAGCCATTGCCAGTTTGTCTTTAAGACGACGGACAACAATGTGGTCGGCGTCTTCTTCTTTTTGTTCTTTAAATATTTTCCAGTTTGGCTCAAGATCATATTCTTTTTTCATCTCTGCAAGTTTGCGAGCGATAACTGACCTATGAACTCCCATCTGCTTTGAAACAGTTGCCGACGCCAGTCTCTCATGGCTTTTACATTTATGGCCGTCCGGGTAGTCACCGTCCTGGAGGGCATTTTCTATCAATAATAAGATTTCTTCAGCCTCTGATCTTGATATCATAACTATTCCTTGCAATAGTAGGCCGTAACCCATATAGACGTTATTTATTATCGTTTTGTGTCAATGGGTTATGTATTTTACATTTAATATCGAAATAACTCAAGAGGATTAGAATGATCACGGCAGATCAAAAAGACAAGATAATTGAAATGTGGGAGCAAGGAATGTCTGGTTCTAAAATTGGTGATAATCTTAATCTTACGCGAAACTCCGTTATTGGTTTTGTTAATAGGCTAAAGCGCAGTGGTCATGTATTTAAGAGAGACGAAAAGGATCAACATAAGAAAAGAGTTATTGAAGAAAGGAAAATAAGAGAAGAAAAATTTGCGCAAAAAAATAAAGAGATTATTTCAACAACACCGCCAAAAAATATTCCAGTTGAAAAAATACCTGTTTTGCCGACGCGTTTGGGTGGAATTGAGCTTGTAGATTTAAAGAGAACGTCATGCAGATTTATAATCTCAGGAGAAGATCCTGTAACGAGATATTGTGGCGACGAACAAAATAGGGGTGCTTACTGCGAGTATCATTATAAAATATGCTATTATCCGGCTCGTGGAAATTTAGAAAAATTAATTTCATTTCATTCAAAATAGTTAATAGATTTCTGTTCCAATAGCTTCATACGCAAGTCTACCTAATTTGAATGAATAAATAACGATGGAGGCGATAATGAACGCCTTCATCATTTTTAATATAAATTCAAAGTGGTCTGGGTGCATCAAAGATTCACCGTTAGGTGCATCATGTATTCACTGTTAGGTGCATCATGTTTTTATGCAATAAAGGACGCCGTAATTCTTTGGTTTAGTTTCTGTCCCGCCAGTTGTTGAGGTGTTGACGGATATGCCAGTTACGGCACTGTATGTGGTGGTGTTGTATTGTAATGTTCCAGACCCGGAACCATAAGTAAATGTAGTGCCAGTTGTGCTGCCTACACTCACTAATCCGCCCCCGCCCAGAGAGTAATGAGCGTGGCCAGGGTCTGTAATTGTATGGTTATGGTTTAAATATGTGTCTGCGTTATATGTTCCAATAGCGGGTCCTGTTGCGCCAGTAGAAGCGCCAGTTGTATTAGTGCCAGTTCCTCGAAGGAATGTTCCTCTTAAATCTGGCACATTAAATGCGGCGCCAGAACCACCCCAAGTGTATCCAATAGAAAAGAATAGCGCGGGATATGCTGCGGCCGAATAAGAAGTTCCGTCACATGCAAGCCACCCACTAGGAGCTAATTGTCCACCAAATGCCTGAATCATGCCGGACGGGACGGTATTGTCTATTAAAGCTAGATTTGTTCCATCACTATAAACATTGAACAGTCCGTAACGACCTTGAAGGCTAACGATTGCGCCAGACCCGCCAGTTGTGAGTGTAATGTAATAATTGCTTGCGCCGCCGTAACAAAAATTACTTATAGCCCAAATACCGCCAACACCTGCAGGGAATACGACGTTAACATTTGTTAAAAGTGTTCCAGTAAAAGATATGATTGCACTTTGAATTTGTGCTGTTGAAAGCGTAACATTTGAACTGCTCAAACTTACGGACGCTCTACTACCAAGACAGTTATCAATAATAGTGAAGTTTGAATTTAGTGGAGAGTTCCAGCCAGTATCACCAAGAGCTGGCTCTGCAAGGTTTTTATTTGTTGTATAGGTGCTAGACATCGTTATTCCCTATATATGATTATTTGCAACTTTTAACGCAGTTGCCACGCGCTCGTCTGGTTGATTGAGTATAGCTTTTGTTTGTTTGCTAATCTTGTTTCGTGCCGCATCGACGGCGCTAATTAAAGCCTTAGCCGTCATGCCATGTTTTACAGTTCCGCCCGTAGCACGATGAATACGACCACCCTTAGCTCTATTAATTTGATCATTAGAGCTATTAAAATATGGGCGCTCCTCTTCTACAATTTCTTCTTTTTTAGGAACTGCCTTTGTTATCTCACTTGGCATCAATGCCATTGAGGGGAGCCCCCCACCAGGAGCAGTCATGCGTCCAAGGCCATAGCTGGCCGCGCCCATTGCTCTGGGAGACGAAGAAACAACATTAAGTGCTGCGGTTACGGGATCAATAGCAGGGAACGCCCCAGCGTGAGGCGTTAAAGAAAGAGCGGCACCTATTTTACCAGTTATTCCCGTTGGGACAATTGGATGTAGCAAGTGACCAGCGATCATATTCCCGATTTCTGGGTCAACTTCCTTCAGCTCATTAAGTAAACTAGCCTTGCTGCCGTCTGCCTGTTTCTGAGCCAATAACAGCTTACGCAATGTTGTATCAACAGACGCGTTTGGATTAAGTGACAACGTCGACTTTAATTGCTTTAGGGTGTCACTGGCGTCAGAATATTGACCCATCGCCGTTTGGTAATTAGGGTCATGTTCTACAATAGTATCCTTAATTGTATTGTATATTTTTGTCCCCAAAGCCTCGGCTGGACTACCTGGGTTTGCGGTTGATCGTATATCGCCTACAAGCTGTTTAAGTTTATCGACACCTTCAACGCCGTGATATGAAGTGCCTTGACGAATTGCAGCCAAATCAGTTGGCGTATTTTGCCAATCGTTAATTTCTTTTTTTAGCTTGTCGAGCATTGCCTTTGCTTCGGGGCGATAAACCCTTGACCCGTGCATGACATCTTTTTCAGCCTCAACCAATGCCTTGTTGATATTGCTATAATCTATAGGCTGCTGATTGGCCGCCCATCCTTCTTTACTTGCTAAATAGTCAGAGCGTCTTTTATCTCTTAATGCGTTGGTTGCTTCATGCGCGGCATCAACTATTTCAGATGGCTCTGCTTTACCAGTTAATTGAGCAAAGAATGGCTTGCTGCCTTCTTGACCAGCCTTAAAAGCTGTCCTCATTGTCTCTGGTGATACACCAGTTTTTATAGCAAGGGGATATGTGGCGGCTTTTTGAGCAGAAGAAATAACTGGTGTCGCTGCACGAGCGGCAACATTTATAGGGCTAATAGCCCTGCCGGCCGCAGAGACAACTTCACCTGTGCGGCCAACAACACCTGGGACCCTTGCTAGGGCACCGCCGCCACCTCCTAATATAGTGGAGACGTCTGCCATAACGCCGACAGGGTCTTCTGCAAGGGCGCGCTTAAAGCCTTCTTCAGATCCATAACGGTTGACATAAAAATCTTTAATTGCATTAACGACAGCTTCGTTTTGGGCTTTCTTTTCTTCCTCTTGCGGCATCCCTAAAGCGCCAGCAGCTTTGGACGCTAGGCCGCCAACTAGCTCTTTGCCAGTTTCGTATGTTTGTATTGGATGCAAAAATGGCTCTACAAAACCCCTTGCCGCGGCAGCACCGCTTTCTGGCAAATGTTTTACGGCCTCTGCAGGAACGTCCCGCCATGAAAGGGGTTTGCGCTCTTCAACTTTTGGTTCTTCAACTATTGGTGTTGGAGCTTCTTTTAAAAGTGGGTTCTCAACAGCTGAAGTTTCCTCTTCTCCAAAACTTGGAGATTGTTGAGAGCGTCTTAAAAGAGGGTTTGAGCTGTCCATTTTTCCCTCTTTTATATTTGTGGAGCGAAATAACGATACATATCTTTTGGTGCGTCCTTACCATACCAAGTTTGTATCGCTTCTTCTATGTGTTCTGGCGTAACGCCGTGGCCTGACATCATCATTTTTAGTTCTTGAGCGTGATGCAGCATTAAGTCTTTTATTATCTTGGATTCCATCTGATAACGACTTGCAGACTTCTCTGTAAAATCGTCAGCGGCTTCGTTTAAAAACCCATTACTGTCTTTTGCATAAAGCTTTTTATGAGCATCACGATCAAGGGCTCTTTGCTGCAATGTCATAAGTTGAGACGTTAGTTCAGCGCCTGCTCTTGGGTCCATAGACAAATTAGGTATTGCATTTTTCATTGTCTCCAGCGCGGCAAAAGCATGTTGATTGCCCATCCTTGCGCGTTCTGAAGACAATAAAGTTGAAATTTTATTGACTATGTCTTGGTCTCTTTTCAATGTTCCAAGATCACCCTCTCCACCCAGAGAGTGATATAAGGTATTTGCGGCGCTAACTAACTCCGCTCTAATCTCACTCTTGAATCCAGGCTCATTCATGCCGTGCTTGGTATATGAGTCTGCCAAAGTTGTAGAAAGTTCTTTTAAATATGGAGCGTTTTCTCTGGCTCCTTGAGCCTCATTACGAACCATATTGTTATATTCTTCACTATTCTTTTTAGCCAATTCAGCTTGAGGCCCAGCGTTTAATCCTACCGCCTGCTCTCTTTTCGCTCTTTCTCGTGAAGATTGGTCGTAAATAACGCCTGGCGTTGATGGAATAATTTCTTTCTTGGCTTCAGTTGGCGTAAGAGGTTTTTTTTCATCCGTAGGAGTCGTCCCCGCACCAGACGGCATAAGAACCTCTGCGGCTCTCTTTTCTGCATCTGCAGGCAATGCTCCAAGTAGAGGAACTCTTTCGCCTCGTTGGACACGTTCTTGGAACTCACTAGCCAACATTGGGGCACCATTTGCCAAGAAGACGACGCGCCCATATGGCGTATCTTTAATTGACGCCAAATAATTTTCTATTTCACTTTTACGAGTTTCAACGCCTATTCTTGCTGTCTCAGCGCCAACTTTTCCGACTTCTGCGGCTCGTTTTAGAGCCTCTTGAGCCTGAACCTTAGCTTCCTCACGCAGTTTTTGGGCTTCAGCAATTGTTTTAGGAGCTTCTAAGAATGACTTGCCCCCTTCAACTAATCCTTGGCCAAGACCAGAAGCAATCGCAGCTCCTGGTGACGTTGTTTTAGCGCCGACCATGCCAGAGATTGCAGAGCCAAGACCCATTAGTGCGGGAATGACATTTTCTTGCTTAAGAAGGCCACCAAGTCCATCATCCCCTTTCGGGACAACCCCTCCCGTAGGACGTTCAGACTGATCAAGCGCCATGAAACTACGTTGTCTTGGCGTCATACGCGATAAATCTGGCGCCCCCGCACCAGCAAGACCTAGTGCGCGCGGCACATAAGCTTGCGTCTCTTTAGGGAGAAGAGAAAGAACGTCACCGCCTGGGCCTGCTTTCTCTAATGCCTTCTGAACGCGACCGGGGCCAGCATTATATGCGGCGAGGGCTAGTTCAGGCGTTCCAAACTTCTTAAGTTGGGCGTTGTAATAAGCTCGACCGAGAGCGGCATTATATTTCTCATCATTTAATAGACGCTGCTCATCATATGGCAGTCCAGCAAGTTTAGCCGCCTCTGGACCGGTTGACGGCATAATTTGAGCAATGCCTGCCGCGCCCTTTGTAGACCTTAATGGGCGCCCAGCCTCATCAAATTGATGGTGGCCAGATTCGGCTCCCAATACGCCTCTCTCAAATATGTCGCCGTCTTCCTTAACAGCCGACCCGTCTTCACCATTGTAGCCGTGACGAGACGCAACGCCTCTATCAGAATAGTCAACTCGGCCACCTTCTTCAAAACCAAATGGAAGTAAAGAAAGGGCCGCTTTACCAATATCAGCAATACCAGAACCAATGGTGTCTAAAAGACCTCCACCATATGTCGGAACTGCAGTGCTGCCAGCGCCACCAACAACATTTGTTGGCCCAGTAAGCCAATCATATGCCCCCTTACCAAGACCATAAATATCTTTACCCAGACCAATTGCTTCTTTTCCAGTTTCCAAAATATCTGACAGGCTTGTGCCCTTCTTGCCTTGGGCACTGCTACCAAGTTTTGACTCAAGAGGCGTTCCGGTCTGAATCTGGCTTGTTGGGATGTCTTTAGGCGTCGGGGCGCTTTGATACATCGCCTCCTGGGAGGCTAACGCACTAGCCAAGTCTTCGTCGTTGCCATATGAAACATCACCAATAGGGACGCCGCCCTTTGTAGCGTATCCCTGCGGGACAACACCACCTTTGTAGTAATCGCCGCCGTCCCTTACGGCGCCGCCCATGCGGTTTTCCATTTTACCGCCACGAGACGCCAGGAGCGTCCCAAATGGGCTAGACGCCTGAGCCTGATAAGTCTGCGTGCCAGTGAGAGGTCCAAGAGCTCCTGCAAGCCCACCAAGGAATTGCGCCTGCATATAGGGCCACATTTGTTGCTGCTGGAACTGATTATAGAGCGCGTTAATGCCCGCTTGCTGTGTTTGTTGTCCAAGCGTTCCGGCCCCAAGTGACGCCTGTTGCGCCGCCAACCCAGCTTGTGAAAGCCCCTGACCCGCGGCCAATTGGCGCTGAAGGTCCGTCTGAGCGGCGCCAAGCGCCTGCCCATATCCAGTTTGATATAGTGGGCTTAGTGCCTGCCCCATGCCCAGTTGCTGCTGGCCTTGTAAAACAGCCCGTTGAAGACCCGCACGATCCCCACCAAATGCGCCGCCTTGGATGGCCGCAGCCTGTTGCTGCGCCAATTGCTGCCCCTGTTGTTGCTGTAGGGCCTGCTGAACTGGAGAGACAACTTGCTGCATAAATGGGTTCATATATGCGCCGGCCATTTGAGCGGCGTTGCCCATACCCGCGGCGGCTTGCATACCGGCGCCCATTTCAGAATAAGGTAGTGTAGCGGCAGCCTGCTCAGCGATACCCTGCTGTGCGGCCTGTTGTTGTGGGTTTAGTTGTGCGACAAATTGTTCTGGGGTCGTCCCAAATTGCTGGTAAGGCTTGGCGGCGGCCTGTGATGCAAGCCCCATAGCTTGATTATACCAGCTAAGAGCCTGCGGTGACGCCTGCGTTGTTGTTTGTTGAGCTGGAGCTAACCCACCCCATCCAAGTGCGCCCTGACCGCCGCCACTATTTGAGCCTTTACCGCACATTATTCTATTCCCCAGGGATGGTTAAGGTTAATTGGGAGCAATAATACCACTTAACTGCATTAAAGTGAATTTTGGCAGTCATTTAAATGCCGCCTCATTTTTAGGTCTCTTCCACTGGCCTGTTTTTGCGCCGTATAAGAAAAACGCGCCGGCGGGAGAACCAAATTCTGACTCGTAAAGCTTAACCTTGCTTTGCGTTCTGTTGTTACTAACAATCCCTATTATAAGCGGAAATCCAAGTTCGTCCGAAACTTTTTTACTAAACTGGCATAATCTTCTAGCGCGACCGCCTGATGCCTTCCTAAATTTGGGATGAACAAAAACAACACGCTCTTCAACAATAGGGTCTGATGAATACCACAGTGAACCTATTTTTAAGATGACCATCCCCTCAAGAGGCTCTCCAACGTCACCTATAACGCCTATTATGCCGCCATTTTGTTGCAACAACGGCAATAGCTCCATGAAGACCCTCTGATCGTCGGGCCTAAATATCCCATTTTCTTCGGCAAGCATGGAACACATATGCATTATTGAGTCGATATCCTTCAATTCGGCCGTTCTGACAACGACCTCATCTATTTCCTTCCTCGGCATATTTATTAATCCCTCTTAGGACCAGGCAGTTTCTTTAACGTAGCCACAAGCCTCTCTCGATACTCCGTAACGAAATCATCAAGAATGTCGTGTCCCTTATCAATATCACCGGAACCAATTCTAGCGACATTCTCTGGAGAAATCACATACTCCCCGCCGGCAGCTATGATTTCAACGGAAGGTTCTTCTCCAAGACTTTGCTTGCCAAAAACATTGTTGGCAATTTGAAAACCGGCCATTGTATTGCCCTCACCGAAGCCGGATATGATGTCTGCCGGTATAACATAAGATCCAGAGGGGACATTAATTGGTAGGTGGTCGGTTCTGCCAGCAACATTAGAGTGAATAGGACCGACAAAAGTTTTGCTTTTTGCCTCGCCGCCTTCTTCATAAGAGTTTCTGGCTTGCTCAAGGGAAGCCGCAACCGCTTGGTCATGGGGATGGCCAGCACGAACCATTTCTCGAATATTTTCACTTATTACAGATTGGCTTTTTCCTTTAGCGAGTGGCATGTATCACCTATGCAACTGTAAGAGAGTATGTGACATTGACGGACTGACCCGTTCCAGGCGTCACAACCAAACCATTTGTAAAATTAGACCCAACCACAATAGAATTTGTTGTTACTGCTTGCTGTATAATAGCGACGGCATTTGAGGAGTTTGCCCCGGACGTCGTTGATGAATTATAAATTGTTCCTGTCGATGTTCCCGCGACTAAAACATTATAACTAACAATTCGACCAGACCCCGCAGCGATAAGCGTTGTGCCAGCAGATGCTGTAATGACGGCAGACGTTTGCGCCCCGCCTAAAAAACGATAGGTTTGGTTTAGGTTATTGATGGCGACGACGCCATTCTTTTGTGTTGTTAAGATGTCATCAAGGGTAGCGATTGTAGCCTCCTAAAACTTTCCGTCTTGTTCGTATCTGTATCTTATAGCACCCAGTCGCCAAAACGACCCAATGTCATTGCTGGATATGCCAATAGACAAGAGACGACCTCTAAATCTTGGCGTAATATATTGAGTTGATTGATTGACGATATAGGGCCCGTAAATAGTGGGGGCCTGCCCAGGGTAATCCGTAACATAAAATGTTATTTGAATGTTAGCATTTTGTGGCTGATTATAATATCCCCACTTCATATCCGGCCATAATTGATCGACAAATACTTTCCATTCTCCATCAGAAATAACAAAATAACCCGTTTGGAAAGTAGCGTTTAAAGCAACCCCATCAGCATCAGCAACAAGGAGACCAGTTACTGGGTCTACGCCATCATGTTGATAAAGATAGCTAGAATAACCTGACCCAGAAGAAAAAGGATAAGCTGCAATTGGAGAACCTAAGACAGATTGATTGATCCAAGCAGTTCTGGATAATTGGCCGTAATCCCATATTCCTAAAGCAACATTATATTTGACGTAAGAAGATACTTCGCCATTACTACTGACGGTAGGATAATACCAGGCCACTTCAGTATAATTTGAGTTGGCAGCAAATCTGATTTTCCATAAATTGTTGTAATCTAAATCTTGAAATGCGACGTCCCATATAGGGCAATTAAGTATTTGCACACCTGAACTGCCAAGCATGAAGAATTGGCTTTGCCCCATCCAATAAACAACACCGTTCATGGAGCCAGCGGCTTTTCGTGATATGAGGCCGCAGCCCGTTCCTATTTCGTTAAACTGATAAACGTAGGGAGGGCCAGAATATTGCATCGCCCATATAGCCAAGTCCGTCCATATAAGGCCCTGTTGCGGCCCTTGAATACATCCAACAATTCGAGATCCGCGAGGGATTCTATATGAACCAGCTTGATTCGTTACATTAGGAATCCAAGAATTGAAGTTTGCAACGTCAGACCACGCAATTAAAAGAGGGTCTTGTATGCCGGTAAAAGTTGTTCCCCACGCAACAATCTGCCTTTGCGGCATTGCTACAAATATACCGTCATTAGCAACAGGCGCTTGAGGTATGACTGACGCATTTGTCGTAGCAGAAGAAATTGGGTCCCACTGATAAATGGGGCCGCCAGAAAAAGATCCGTCAGTGTTAACAGTAACAGGGGACGAAATTAATATGTTGCCCCAGTTATCAAGGGACCAATCGGAAGCCCCTATGGGTGGAGCCGTAACTGGCGTAGGGCCAGAGGCGCCAATCCCGTATCCGCCTTGTCCGTAACCGCCGACGCCATACCCCGTCCCTGTAGGAGTTGGCGCATTCGTTATGAAGTATTGATAACGGGCATTGCCGCCATTTAACGTAGAAGTTGATGACGAAACAGCAATAGCCGAAGCATTTATTGTAAAGTTGCTGCTATCAATAACAGATTGAACTGTATAATTGCCGTATAATGTCACATTTGCAGTTGAATTATACGTGCTTATTATTACCGGAAATGTGTCTCCCGCGACATAACCGTGATTACTTAATGTTACTGTTACGGAAGAAGAATTGGAATTAAACGCAAATACAGGAACAGAACCACCAGAAGAAACAGATGACGTTGCCGCTAACGGAGCGCCAAGAGCATCTAACGCAGTTAACTGATACTGGTCAGGTCCCAAAAAAGTGCATGGGTATAAGCCAAATAATACTAATCCGCCGACACTTATTTGTGTTTGAATATAGACAGAATCGCCATTAAGAATATTTGAGCCAGCATCATAAACGACTACGTTTGGACTGCCGGAAGTCGTGGTAATATTTATGGTAGGATTATCAGTCGTTGTTTTTGGCGTTATTATTGATAAAGAACCATTTGTAATGACTGATAATGCGTCTCCAGACGCGCTTGCGGCTTCTCGTCCTACAGCTAAATGTTTTGTGGCATTAGTGTCTTCCCAAGCCAATAGTGCGCGAACAATATCTGGCAAAGAGGTAGAAAAGTATTTAATCCATCCCCCAAGCTTCTGAACAAGCGTTAATCCTTGAGGGTCGTAAGAATATCTAATTAAATTAGCGGAAGAAATACTCGCTTCATTTAACGCTGGCGTTCTGTTCGTGTCTACGCCGCCAGTTATTTTTAGTGTAGAATGAGGCATTTGTTAACCTCTAGTAGGCGTAGCAACAACCGAAGGGGATTTATCGCTCCAGGCCGCCGCCTCAAACTTTTTACGATATTCTTCTGTCGTCGCGCCCTTAAGCAGGGCCTGATATTGCTGCTCGTATGAAATAGGCATTTGAGGGTCATTGCCCATCGTAGAGCTAAAATTACGCTGATAAGCAGCAATATAAATCATTGATGCCATAATAAATAAATCTGGCAGATATAAGCTAATAAATGTCGTTAAGTTTGAAGACGATAAACTTGACGGTCTAATTGTGCCAGTTATCTCTACTTGATAAGCACTATCTGGATACGGCCCAACAAGGAAATTATACACCCCAACCGCATTTGTTCCGCCAGTCGCAGCCGTAGGGTCTCCAAATAAACAAAAAAACTTTGGCTGACTTTTGTAAGATGCATTCCCATAAACGGCGTCAAGATACTCTCTCGTAACCGGCAATAATGGGTTTCTAACGCCATTGTCTGGGCTTGTTACCCCAGCCGGCGTAATAACATTTATTTGGCTTGGAACGACAAAAGTTCCCGCAGGAACGGAGATAACACGGCTTCCTACCGTGAGGCTGTAAGAAGTATTGGCGACAAACGTAAATAGAAAATCTAAATCACGATAAATGCGGTTTTCAGCGTAAGTTATGCACTGCGGCAATATATTAACAAAATTAGTGTCTGAGGGGCTAACAACGGCCATCGTCGAAATCTGGGTGACGTAGCTTGTCGTGCCAGCCACACTGCCGTCATATGATAAACCTGTCGTCATATAAATCCCCGCATTTTGGGATTAGTTTACCATAAAACCGTAGTAAATAGCTACTTTTTGACCCAACCGCATTTTAAAGCGACACCTACGGCATTATGTTCGCGGATTTGGGCGCGAGTGGGGGCTGTATCATGCCTAGAATAATATATAGCACGGGCAGCTTCACAGAATGAAACGTGGTTAGTCTCTGACGAAAGGGTCGTCGACTGGCACGCCGTCAGGCTTATTAGCGACATCAGCGCGAACAGCTTCACGGGCTGCAATAGCAATTTGTGCTTCATGAGCCTGATCTTTTAAGCTTTGTAGTTGTTCTTGAGCAATGCCTGACTGCACAAGCTGTTGCTCATGCAGCCAATTAAAAAAACTAACAACCGCAGACATGAACCCGCCAAGGAGGCTAATGACTGTGGATATTAAAGCAGCACTCATTTACCGGGAACGCCTGCAGTTGAAGCATCCTTTGCAGACACAAGGCCAATCGCCGCAAGAACCATTGCAATTTGCGAACCAGTGTCAGAAGGAATAGCAAGGCCCGGAACATTAATGCCGAAGTAGTGCAGAATAACAAGTAGGCCAAGCATAATGCCAGATGCCGTTGTTTTCCAATTTGCCACAAAATATGTCTGTATCAGATTACCCATTTTTCTCTCCTTTATCCTACGTTAGCATATTGAAAATGCATTGAATCCGGCCTGTGAGACCATGAACCTCCCCACGTCCAACCCTCAGACTCAAAAGCTCTTACGAGAGGATTTTGAGCCGTAAAGAACCCATGACTTGATCCCAAAGGATTATGAGGCGCATCAAAGTCAATTGCTAAACCATAAGCGTGCATTGACGTCGTGTGAAGGCCCCTCATTTGACGGATCACCCAGTCGCCACTGAATTGGTCGGCATGTATCTGGTGGATCTTGTCTGTGCTTTTGTTACAGGCGTCCCATGTCTTATCAATGACACGCTTTAGGCTGTCGGCGGCAATCTTATTAATTTTGATGTATGGGATATGGATGTCGCCCATAACTAACTGCCAGGGCGTCTCAACGTGAACAATATTTTTATCGCCCCACCCCGGAGCGGCTGGATTACCAAATAGAGAAGCGCATTGAGATTGTTTAGGTATGCTCATTCTTTTCTTCCCGACGGCCACTGTTTATCAACTTTTCCGTCCAACTTATCAAAAATCATGCGAAGCATGTCTTTTATTTCTTTCATCCCTTCGGCAAACTCGTCTCGACGCATATAGTGGGTGGGGAGCTCAATTTCTATCTTGTGGAGGTCTTCCCTAAGTTCTTTAACTGCTTCCCATAACTGCCTGGCGAACCACCCTACAACCATTAGTATTGAACCGGCGGTTATGTTAATGATTGTTTGGGGTTCCATTTCCATTCCCACTCTCAGAAAATAAAACGCCTTAGAAGGCAAGACAAAGCATTAGTCTTTGTAGACAAATACTCTTCATTAACCCCTTCGAGTATATTCTGCCACAAACTGTCCCATAAATGAATAAGGTAACAGTCTTTTATTTCATCAATAAAACTTTCTGCCTCAAGCTCATCAAAAATTCGGTAGTCATTGAAGTCAAAGGGCAGAAACTTCTCCATATCTAACATAGTTATTAATTCTGGACGTTCTTTATATATCTGAACTGGCAAATCTACTACCTGCCACGCCCACTGCCCCATCTTAAAACCTTCCGGCAGACGCTCTAGCCATATCCTTATAAATTCAGAACCCGGCTCGGCCATTATTGTTCCGGCAGAGCAAGACTGAACATGATGTTTTACGGAAGTAGATACGTCGCCGACGAACCCGGAAAGGACGCATTTATTATCGCGCAGGTCTTCTAATGGCCTAACAAGAATGCAGTCTGTATCTAAGTAGATACCGCCTGTTTCATATAAAATCCTCAATCGAGCAATATCAGACCACCGCTGCGGCCATTCGCCAACTGATATGTCTCCTATGTCTGTTGGAGGATCAATCCTTACCATCTCAACATATTGTTTCATCTTATCCCAATGAATATTGTTTTTAGGCTCCTCATTATAATAAAAATATATCTTATCCGGCCTTTGAACATCAAAAGCAGACTTAACAGCTAAGTAGTTTATGTAACTAAAGTCTCTTGATTTTGGCCCGTAGAAATAGATGAAGTGGACGATATTAGGAATTTTTTTTTTAAATTTCCCTCAATCGTATTTTTTATCCATTGATAATTGTTTTTAAGTCTTTCCTCTTGAGGGCTAATATCTGCCGCCAATTTAGCCTGATCAAGCGCAATTTGCTCCATGCCAAGGTGCCACGCCGATATACTTGCAAGATCATGCGGCCAGTGGCCCCATACTGCCGGGTCGCACGTATAGACCATGTCGCGGTTTACGATTCTCAAGGCCCGCATAGAATAAGCAAAACATTCTTCCCATCGACCCTGCCGATACATGAGCATGGCCAACTCACACCAAGGCTCTCTTGTATTTGGTGCCTCTCCCGCAGCCCTATGGTATGACTTTTCAGCCATGTCTTTATTGACCATTTCGTCATAGCACTTGCCCATGACGCGGTAGGCGTAGCATCGTTCATTGTCCCAGGTAGCCCCAGGTAAATTGAGATATCTATTGCAAGCGTCAATTGCGTCTTGCCATAGGCCGTGAAACGATAATTCACGAGCATAATAAAAAGCATTTCGTGGGCAATTTGGGTCTTCTTTTACCGATAGGCTCAAAAGATCCAAATACTGGCCACGGCTCTTTGTTGGGTCTGGGTGATGGCTAACAAGCAATTTGTCAGTATAGGCGTAAACTTCAGTTATGCGCTTGTCGTAGACTGGATATTCGTGACAGGGGTGGTGCCAAAAATATCCGTGCCTCGCGTGAATCTTTTCATACCTAAACTTAATCCCGCAGCCCCAATCGAAAAAATAATTCAGCCGCGTTGTCTGAGGCGTCCATACACGCTCAATCTCTTGCCGCCACCCAGGCTCAAGAATTTCATCGACGTCCATGCAGACGCAAATATCAATGTCTTTTGGGATAAGAGCAATAGAAGCGTTTCTGGCGTGGTCAAAGCGCCAAGGTGTGATACAAATCTCATGAACTCTTACGCCACATTCTTTGGCAATTTCTACAGTTCTGTCAGAGCTGCCAGTATCCGCAATGAGAAGCAAGTCAGCTTCACGCGCAGAATCTGCCCATCTTTTTACGAACATTTCTTCGTTTTTAGATATTGTGTAGACGCAAATCTTTGGCATGACTTTTTGATTTGACCAGCAATAAACACCAATGCAGCCGTCTACGGTGCCCCAAGTTGGCTGACCAAAAACTTCTCTAAACTTTTCGTCTGTCCAATCGTCCACGACATGAGTTTCATGGACATTACCCTCCCACTCACCTTGTGGGTGATGGCCAATAGGAATACTCACAATGACGGTGTCTGCTATAGATTGAAGTTTATTGACAACTGCAATCGCCTCTTCAGCAGTCATGTGTTCAAGCACATCTCCTGCAATCGCAACGTCAAAGCGACCTAAAGGAGACAAATCAAATTTACGAATATCTTCAATAATTATATTTTCATATAATTTTTTTAAGCCATATTTCTTAACATACGGCTCAAATATCTCAACCCCAGTCCATTTAGCCTCTGGGAATAATTTGGCGTAAGTCCCAGAACCTGGGCCAATATCAAGCATTCTTTCATGCTTAACGCGGCCAACAATATTCCGTATATACGGCTTGCCCTGTTCAAAGCTAAATGGCATTTGAGTTCCCCTCCTCGTTGCCAGAATTTATATTACGAGCTCCATTGCTCCGTCGGCACTGTTGGCCAGTTTGTAACAGGCGTGGTCGGTGGGTTCACCGCGATGGCCCGAACCTGGCTGCGATACGACAGGAACGCCGCCTGATTCGTTAAATATGGGTTCGATTGAGCGGGGTCAGACACACTTGGAATCGCCGTCCAATCCGTATTGGTGAGAAGCTGCGAGGCTTGATTTTTGTTTTGTGCTTGAACCTGCTGGTCATGCGCCGCCTTCTGTTCAGGCGTCATGGTTGCGACCGTCCAATCAAGCGTCCAAACGCCGTCAATTAAGGTTGGATTGGCATTCTGAGTGCAAACCTGCGTATTTGCATCATATGTCGGTTCTGGAAGAATGGTTACTGGCGCAAGGGTATAACCATTCTCAATAGCCGTCTGTGTCTGCGGGAACCAATAGGCAACATCATAATTGTCGCCGTAATTGGTATATGGGTTTTGTTCTTGCAAAGTTGAAAATAAGTATGGGTAAAGGATCAGCGTCGTGTCCTTTACCTCGGCATACATCGTCATTTCTTCTCTCCATTAATAATGACCGTCGACGTTTCTCTGTCAATTTCTAAGAAACCGTCGCAGGCGATATTCCAATCTTCGCCAGTTTGTTCATCCCAAGAAGGAACATTCATTCTAACATGTTTTGCAAGATATTCTTTGCTTCCATTCTCAAAAACACGCCAGACATGGTCCTTAGTCCCACGCCCGGGCGCTCCACGCATTTTGTTGTAGCGAATGTGGTAGTGGTTCATATGACCTCTACCTCACAGGCTGGCTGTGGATTGTCGATGAGGGAGATGTTGAAATGAACAAATCGGAAAGGCTCATTGCTGCCGTTTTTAGTGAAGCTATGCGGCAACCAAGCATTTGTTAAAACAAGCACTCCCGGCTCTGGCTTGAAGTGAAAAGCATTCGAGGCATATGTCACATTTGACATATCGTCTTCAGAGATGCCCAGTTGCGTCTTTCCTGGTCTTGGGTCATGGAACGTCGCCGCGCATGAGCCTTCTGGCGTGTCAAGGAAGTAAAATCCGACTATCTGCACACCATTATGGTGAATGTGCTGGTCCATCTGACTGAATTTATGGTGTTCCTGTGCCCACATTTCAGTAAAAAATGCGGCCTTTTCTCTGACATTGTAGCCCTGTTCCCGCAAGATATTGAGGGCTGTCACGGCAGTGTATGCACAAAAGTCCTGTATGCTTGGGTCTTGCGAAATATCCCCCGACATTTTGACGGGATAGATTTCATTTAGCTCATGGTCGATGGCCTTTAGGGCCGAGTTAGCAGATTTGCGAACTGCTTCTAAAAACTCTGGCTTATTAATTGAATAAACCATTGTCGGAAAGCAGTGAATGTTTTCTAAAACATCATCAGACATTACGCTTATCTTCTAAAAAGTATTCGCTGTGATTTGTTAAACATTCGATGGCGTTCTTTGCCCCCGCCAGCTTGTTCATCACGCCTTGAATGTGAGGTAGAAGCTCAGTCTGGAAGTCAGGGTGGTTTCTCATAGCCCGAAGATGGTCTTCTGGGATAGTCCCCGTTGAGAAAAGAAAGTTCTCCACACGGTTTTTGAACTCGCCAAGCCATTCATCCCGCTGTGCGGCTTCATTGGCCTCTAAAAGCGGAAGATGTGCATATTTACGATGAGGCTCAAGCTCTTCCATGATGCTCTTGATGGTCGCAAGCTCCATTTGAGCGGCTTCCATATTCGTTGACCACGTATAAAAATGCGCGTCAGCCTCAATAATATCGGCCTCTGCCCGCATCTTGTCGGTCTTTGACGCATTTGGGTCGTCAATGACGGCTTGCGCGTCTAATATCTTAGCTTCCCGGCGTATGCGTTGTGCTTCGCAGCTTTGAACGACCGCCTCGCGGTCGATCTTTTGTCCATACATAAGCATCCACGCGCCATCTGGCGTGAAGCAAGAACCCGCCATGAAATGACGAAGCTGGAAGTCACAGTTGTTACGATGCGGGTTAGAGTTCATTTTGCTCCTTTAGACGTTGACGCCACATGTTCCGTTTGATGCGGCTGAGCTATAAAGCGAAGCCGCACTTGCAGTGGCTACGCCACAGGCGGTGCTAGTGCAGCAAGCATAAGTATATTTGTTTCGTATAGTTGATGCGCCACCTGCACTCCCTAAAGCAAATATGCCTCTTGTTGAGTTCCCTGCGGCTGAGCCAGCAGTGGAGGCCGCACTTGCAGCGGCAGCCGATCCATTAGTATCACAAGCATATGTATATTTATTTCTTGTAGAAGAGCCGCTGCCTGTGGAGCTTAGAGCGAATATTCCTTTTGTGCTATTTCCAGCAGCAGATCCTCTATAAGAATTCGCGCTAGATGCTGTAGCAGATCCGTTAGTGTCGCAAGAGTAAGTGTATTTATTTCTTGTCGCCGTTCCACCGCATGTTATTTGACCTAAAGCAAAAATTCCTCGCGTAGAATTACCCGCAGCAGATCCATATCTCGACGCGGCGCTAGATGCCGTAGCTGATCCGCTGGTGTCGCAAGAATAAGTATATTTGTTACGAACGGTAGCTCCTTGACCTAAAGCAAAAATTCCTCGCGTAGAATTACCCGCAGCAGATCCATAAGCTGATGCTTGAGAAGCCGATGCCGCAGCACTTACTCCGCAACAAGCATATAAATATTTATCCCTAGTTGTATTTACACAATAAACTCCAAGAGCAAATATACCTCTTGAGCTATTGCCAGTTGCTGAACCCCCATAAGAAGCTTTGCTAGCTGCCGTAGCAGATCCGCTGGTGTCACAAGCATACGTGTATTTGTTACGGGTGGTTGATGCTGCGGCGCATACCAATCCCAAAGCAAATATGCCAACAGTTCCAACAGCGCCACCACCCGTCTTACC